TGAAATTATTCGGTTTTAACATTGGTAGTAGTAAAGCTATCGAATCAGTAGAAACAAGTGGCTATCAAGCCTTCTCTACACCATTTCTAAAAGTGGGTAGTGGTAACTTATCTTTGCCTTATGTAAATGGTAGGCAACAAGTAAACGGTAGAATTAGATTTGGAGAGGATGACTTGTACCCTCAAATGATTAACCAATTGTACTACACTTCGCCTTTGCATTCGTCAATTGTTGACTTTAAAACAAACGCAACTATCGGTGGAGGTTATGACATCAAGATTAAAGACCTGAGCGCAATTGAAAAGGTAGATGTTTATGCCTTTGAAAAGCGACTAAGCCTAAAGAAATCAATAAACAAAATCACAAAAGACGTTATTCTACACAATCGAGTTTATTTTTACTTGAAATTTAACCAAAGTGGGGAACTTGTAAAGGTAAAACATATCGGAGCGGAGAAAGTAAGACGAGATAAACTAGGTGAAAACTACTATTTGTGTGATGATTGGTACTCTCAGATTAATATAGTACCTATTAAACCTTATCACAGAGCGTGTAAAGACTTGGAACAGTTGTACGTTTGGGAAAATCTACAAGTAGGTCAAGACATTTACCCATTGCCTAGCTACACAAGTGCGTTTAATTGGGCTTTCTTAGATGGCGAGATGAGTTATTTGCAGAAGTCTAACATCTTAAATAGTATCTTCCCTTCATTTGCTATGATGTTTCCTAAGAAGCCACAAAGCGAGGAAGAGAAAAGAGCGATTAAGGACACGATGGAACGCGCTAAGGGTGCGCACAATGCTGGTAAGGGTGTTGCATTCTTTGCTAACAATAAAGAAAGTCTACCAACGATAGAAAGCATACCTACAAATAACCTAGATAACGTCTTTCAAGTAACTACTGAGAGCATAGATTCTAAGATTTGTCAAGCACATACAATCGACCCTATCTTGATGGGTATTCGTGTAAGTGGTAAACTTGGAAGCGGTTCGGACATCAAGCAAGCCTACATTATTTTTGAGAAAAACACTATTATTCCTTTGCGTGAAACAATTGCGGATATTGTAAACGACTTATTTGAGATTGCTAAAGTTAAAGCACGTGTCGAAATCAATAACTACCAAATTGTTAACGAGACAATCGTAGAGGTAGAAGAAAATGTATCTAGAATTTCAGACGTTATAAACTCAGTAAATCCGACTTTAGCATCAAAGATAATTGATTCAATGACACAGGACGAGTTAAGACAATTAATCGGACTTGAGCCAATTCAAAACACAACTACGATATGATTTATTTCATTACAGAAACATATTTAAAAAGCCAGACACCAATAACGGCTAACGTTGACGTGAACGATGTTACACCGTTTGTACGTACACAAACCGAGATGAGAATACAACCGATTCTTGGAACGTATTTCTACAAAGATATACTAGCAAAGTACAATGCTCAAACTTTAAACGCTGACGAGGAGATTCTAGTTAGTTATATTCAACCCGTAGTGGCTTGGCGAAGCGCAGAAGATGCGGTATTCGGTTTGTCTTACCAACTTAAAAACAAAGGACTTCAAACTCAGTTTGGGGATAATTCAAATTCGGTATCTATCCAAGAGGTAAACTTTGGACAAGACCATTACGCACAAAAGGCTAGTTTCTACGAAGCGCGTTTATCAAATTATTTACGAGATAATAGAACGTTGTTTCCAGAGTTTATAAGTGAGTTGAATAGAGATTCAGACTTGAGACCTTTGAGAACTTTAGATAGTGGATATACTGATTCAATAATTTTTTTCTGATGAGTTTAATAGAAGAATACGCAAGAAAACTAGGCGCAAAAGAAGCCGTTAACGGAAGTTGGTTGTCTGCAATAGCAGTTATTAAAAAAGTTGATACTACAACATCTACTGATTTACTTTTAGACATAGTAAAATCTTTTGGTGTCACTCCTTCAAGTGGTAATTTGTGGCAAGATTTAGCAGTTAAACAAGGAGCGAGAGAACCCGTTAACGGCAGTTGGTTAAAAGCATTAATAGACATAAAATAATGACTAGCTACAAAGGACTATTAAATAAGATTGAAGCGTTTTGTAACGCTCACTTACAGATTAAAAAGTATGGTGGCGAGTTCAAGGAACAGATGCCTAACTTTAGTACTGAGAATGAAAAATATCCTATAGTTTACATAGTTCCTACAAGTGATATAAGCGACTTAAATACTAATCAATTTACACTTGATATTTATTGCGTTGACATTATCCAAAAAGACCGAGCAAACATCAATACGATTATAAGCGATTGTAACTTAATTCTAAACGACCTTTACTTATACTTTCTAGATGGCAATGATTTAACTATTGACGTAATCGGAGCAAGTAACGGAAGCCCTTTAAACAACTTCGACTTAGATTATTCTGCTGGGTGGGTAAAGTCAATCACGTTTGAAGTACAAGCGTATAGTGTTTGTGCTATTCCGATGAATCCAATTAGTCCAAATCCGCCTGTAGTATGTGATGATGCAACGGTAATAAATTCAGATAGCACATATTTAGAAACGGTTGCAAGTGGTGGCACTTTGGTACTGCCTGACACAACCTATAATTTTATAGTGAACGGAGTTACTACGAGCGTAACGATTCCAAGTTTAAAAAACGAAACATTTAATGTAGTATGGCAATAGATATAAACATACCAATCGAAGATGCCGTTACGGATGGCAGTTTAAATCCTATCACAAGTAATGCAGTTTTTGACGCTTTAGCAGCTTTACCTTCAGGTACAGTAACTTCAGTAGGCTTGACTATGCCGAGCGCATTTACAGTCGCAAATAGTCCAATAACATCGAGCGGAGATATAGCTGTAACGGGTGCGGGTGTAGCAAGTCAATATGTAAGAGGTGATGGCTCTTTAGCTAACTTTCCAACGTCAAGTGGTGGTGGTGCATCTGTTAGTTATTACTTGAATGGCTCAGTAAGTCAAGGTACATTCGGAGGTGTAGCTATGCGTGAAATAAATAAAGTTCCAATCATCGGAGCGGGTACGGATTTCACTATTTCATCAAACGGATATATTCAGTCTTTTATCACTGATGCGAATGACCCTAATCAGTTAGAGATACCAGCGGGAAATTGGAATTTTGAAACATATTTTTCTGCATCATCTAGTGGTGGGAATCCATCATTTTATATTGAGTTGTATAAATGGAATGGTGCTACCTTATCTTTAATTGCTAGTAATTCAATTAATCCTGAAATCATAACGGGAGGGACTGCGACTGATTTGTATATTAGTGCTTTAGCAGTACCGCAAACTAATTTGGCATTAACTGATAGATTAGCTATTAGAATCTATGTAACTACAAGTGGTAGAACTATTAAACTACATACTGAAAACAGTAACTTAAGCCAAGTTATTACAACTTTTTCGAGTGGTATTTCTTCGATTAATGGACTTACAAAACAAACACAATATTTGGCTTTAGGTCAATCAGGAAGTGTTATAAATTGGTCATCTGTTACCGATACGCATACATTAAACATTCCTATAAAATACACTATTGAACTTGTAAACGCGCTAACAGTTGATTTTTACGCGCCTTACAACTTATCAATAGGTTCGATTACAAACATTTTAAACGCTCCAACGATAACAATTCAGGACGACGGAGTGGCGTATACACTAGGTGGTACAATAGCGGCTGGAAGCAAAATAACGGTAACGGCTTCAATTGCTTCAGTAGTAACTTTGAATGTAACTAGATTATGATAAACGATTTATACATAAAAGCATCCGCTCCAGCATCTTCTGCACCCGTTGGAGCAAAGGTTTTAAAAACGGGTCAAACGGTATCAAATGCTACTTATGACGATGGAGATTTGGAGCGTGGTAGATTAGCTAGCTTTCTTACTTTAGCTTCAAATAATCCGTTTGGAAATACAAATAGGTTTACTGATAAACTAGGTGGACAAACATACACTAATAGTGTTGCATATGATTGGTCTACATTTGATGGAACATCGGTTTCAGCTTATTACTACGGAGATGCTAATACACGAACTTGGGCTACTCAACTTTCTCAGTATGCTACAAGTACAATTGATGGTTTAAACGGATGGTTTTTGTTTAACATTCATGAAGCGATGTCATTAATGAATTTTAGTTATCCTAGCACGTTTCTTTATGGCTACGCTCCTTTTTCTTTAACTAGAAGATATATGTTTGTAAGCACAAACGTTACAGGATTGCTAGGTTTAGCAACCGATACAGGACCTGGAAGTCCACCATTTACATCTGTAAATAAAACTAATGCACTTTGGGGAATTTGGACTAGAGTATGTACAGTTTCAGGCACTACAATAACATAAAAATATGACAATTAAACTAGAAAACTTCTCCGCTACAATAGATGTTGAAAGCGTTGAGATAACAAGCGTAACGGATAACGTAAAAGCAAAGACTGCAAGCGTTAACATAGTAATCAATAACAACTACGGAACTACATTAGATGGTTTCACTTATGTTACAACTTGGGAAGATAGCGAGGTTTTGACATGGGCTAACAATGAACTGAATAAATACGTAATCAAATGAATTTAGAAACCACTCTAAAAGGCATTAAAGATTACGGTATAACGGGCGTCTTAGTTGCGTGGCTATTTATTACAAATAATCGTTTGTCAATCGTAGAAAATAAACTTTTTGATTGTTACATGACGAAGCACTCAAGTATAAAAACTACGGAAAACGTTTACATGATGCCTGAGTTGATTGCTATTATACCAAGTAACCCAGTAGGCAAAATAGAGAATTATATGTAATCACGTATAAAAACGTCAAAAAGACGAATCTTATATGCAAATGAATATAATTAAACAGATAGTAAACGATACATTAAAGCGCGATGGAAAATGGAGTAGAACGTCTTTAACAATGCTTTCATCTTGGTTCATTGCTTTAGTTATGGCTATATTAGATTTTTGTTTTAACGGTCTTAGGTTCGATGTATGGCTAGGTTTAATAAGCGTTTCAATCGGTAGCAAGATAAGTGATTCACTTAGTAAAAAATTACACAATGAATAGAGAGAATAGAGAATTTAGATTTTTAATAATTGTAGCGTTACTTTGTGCGTTTTGGATTGGCTTCTTAACAAGTTGTTCTGCTAATTATCACATGGCTAAGTTCATTAAAAAAGGTGGCATAATAAAAAACGATACTACTTTAATAACGGTAAACGATACTATTAAAATAAACGGCAAAGATTCGGTAATTGTTAGAACGATTCAAGCGGTATGTCCTGAGATGAAATCCCCAAAAACACGTTATGAAACGAGAATAGAATACCGATACAAAACGAAAGTAGAAAAGGCTCAAGTAAAGTGGCGTACTAAGTACCAAACAAAGTACATTAAACAACAAAAAAAGATTGAAACAAAGAACAACAAAACGTTAAATTTGCTTTTGATTGTGTTGGGTCTTATAACATTAACTATATTAGCCTTCAAATTTTCTAAATAAACGCAAAATATGAAAGAACAATGGAAACATTTGTTAGGATATGAAAATAGATATGCTATTTCAAATCTTGGCAATATTAAAAATCTAACAACGAATGCTATTTTATCGCCTTGGTTAAATTCTAATGGTTATAAAAGTGTAACATTACGAAAAGATGGAAAGCCTAAATCATTAAAAGTGCATCAATTGGTTGCGGTTAATTTCTTAAATCATAATCCAAACGGAATGAATTTAGTAGTTGACCATATTAATAAAGATAAACTAGATAATAGGGTTGATAATTTAAGATTAGTTACTCAAAAAGAAAACACATTAAACACAAAAAAAATAACTTTATCAAAATATAGAGGGGTTTCATTTGATAAAAGAGCAAATAAATGGATTGCGTATATTACAATAAATAATAAATTTAAATGGATAAAATCAAGTAAATGTGAATTATCTTGTGCCGTTGCTTATAATCTTAAATTAAAAGAAATATGACATTACAAACTTACATTAAATTCATTCATAAGTGGGAGGGTGGACTATCCCGAGACACCTCAGATAGTGCTAGTAAATATCCTTGCCCTAAAGCATACAAAGGAATAAGCGGATATCACACAAACATGGGTATTACTTACCGAGTTTGGGAGTCAGTATTTGGAAAGAATAACGATGTCAGATTCTTTGAGATGTCTAACGAAGATTGGTTTAAAGTATTCAAAACTTTGTATTGGGATAGCGTAAAAGGAGACGATTACGAATGTTTCTCTATTGCGGTAATAGTAACAGGCATGGCATGGGGTTCGGGCGCACATAGAGCAAGTATAACGCTACAACAAGCGATTAATAACTGCGGTGGAAATGTTGCAGTAGATGGTAAGATTGGAATGAAAACAATAGCGGGTGCAAATGCACTAAACGATATTCAATTATTTGATGAGTTGATGCGATTAAGAATAGAATTTTTTAAAGCTATTTCACAACCTGGAAGTAAGAACGCAAAGTTTAGAAACGGATGGTTAAATAGAGCCAAAGACTATATCAAGACTTTTAGACCTTCTTAACGAAGGTTTTTTTATTGCAAAATGTCCAGTTTTTTAATTAATAAACTAGACAAATATTTACCTAAAATTCAAGTATGAAAAAACGAATGTTTTTCGACATCGAAACCTCTTTTAACGTTGGTATCTTTTGGCGTAGTGGCTACAATCTTACTATACAACCTGATGATATAATAAAAGAGCGTGCTATAATTTGCGTATCTTGGAAGTGGGAAGGTAACGATAAAGTACACAACCTAACTTGGGATAAAAACCAATGCGATAAGAAACTACTCAAAGCCTTTATTAAAGAACTAAATAAAGCAGATGAGATAATCGCACACAATGGAGATAGATTCGATATAAAATGGCTTCGTACACGTTGCTTGTTTCATGGCTTGGAGATGTTTCCTCAGTACCAAACTATTGACACGCTTAAACACGCTAAAAGTCAGTTTAATTTCAATTCTAATAAACTAGATTACATTGCTAAATATCTTGGTGTAGGTGCAAAGCTGAAACACGAAGGAATGGATATGTGGAAAGCGATTATCTTCAACAAAGATGAGGAAGCGTTAAAACGAATGGTGGAGTATTGCGATATGGATGTTATCGTACTTGAGAAAGTATACGAGAAGCTACAACCTTACACAAAGCCAAAAGTAAATTACTCAGTTTTGAGAGGTGGAGAAAAGTTCGGGTGTCCAAATTGCCAAAGCTACGAGATACGATTACGCAAAACATACACAACGCCAGCGGGAACTATTCAGCACTACATGAGTTGTAATTCATGCAATAAATCAAGCTACAAAATAAACAACAAAACATTTATAGATTTTTTACAGTGGAAAATGAAGAATAATATGTAAGTTTGCATTGATTCATAGTTCAAATTTTGTTTTGTTTAGGTTAAACCCTCGCTTCGGTGGGGGTTTTTTAGTTTCTAAATCCTAGTAAAATCAACACATTAAAAAATAATTTACATTTTTATTAACTTTTTTGTTGATAATTAAAATTATTGTCTATCTTTGTAAGGTCAATAAGGCAAAACAAAAAACAGAATTATGAAAAACAAAGCAATTGAACTACAAGAAAAGGCTAACAATTTACTAGGGTTAGCACTAGAAATGGATGAAAGAATCCAATGGTTAAAAGAAGATGCTTCAAGTGAGTACTTTTATTTAACAAGTCAAGAGTATAAAGACAAAAGAAACAATACAATAGACACGTGCGAGCGTGGGAGCAAAAGACTTTGGTCTGCTTATCTTCAAGTATTAACTCAAATTAAATTAGAGTTATGATTATTATAGAATTATTCGAAGACTTTGCAAAGGTATTAGTAAACGGAAAAGAGTTTGATATTGCAATACACCAACCATCTCAAGAAATTATTTTAGACATTAATTTTCTACGTGAGTTTAAAAACTTTGATGACATGAATGAATGCGATGAATGTGAACAAGGATGGTACGATGATGGCGAAGGAGACGAAAGCCATTTTGTAAGATGTGAATGCCAACCTAAAATTAAATAATATGAAATCAATAAACACATGGCTAAATAAAGACGTAAAGCCACAAACAAAAGAAAACGTTTACATACCAGCTTTAAGCGTAAACGATGCAGATAGAAAGCGTTTCTTTACTACGTACAATGTAGAGTTAATGCAGTCAATAAGAGAAGTAAAATTAAAAAATAGTTAAGATGAGAGTAAAACTTATAAAATTTGTAGAAGGTTGTAAACCAAAAAACCTTACAATTGGTAAAGTTTATGAAGCAATAATATGTGATGATAAAGGAGATTATAAAGTGTTAAATGATATTGGTCAACAGGCTTGGCTTTATAAATCAGAAGTAGAATTAATCGAATACGAACAAACCGACCAACACTACAACAACACAAACGGAAGCCTTTATCTATTTGCTCAGCAACATGAGTTAAACGCTTGGGAGTTTGACATATTAAAACGAATAGTAAGATGCCGTAAAAAAGGACAGTTCAAAGAAGACTTAGAAAAGACGAAAAGAGTAATTGATTTATATTTAAAAGAATTTGAAGCATGACAAAAGAACAGTTTGAAATGACCTTAATTTTATCCATCCTACCATCGTGTGCGGATAAGTTAGAACAATTTCCATTTAGACAGATAGCAAAGATGAGACAAAACGAAGTGGTAAACGCTATCCGAAAACAAGATAAGATATACATGGATACAGGAAACATAGAAATCTTTGAGCAACAGTTAAACATACAAAGAGCCTTCCTTCAATGGATGGACGAAGCATACAAAAACACAATAGAATTATGACACCAGTAAATAACAAATCATTATTAGGGTTTATTTTTGACCAAATGAGCAAATTAGACGAAGGCACTATTTCAGTTGACCAAGCAAAGGCTCAAGCTAACTTAGCAAAACAAGCAAACAACTCTTTAAAATATGAGTTAGAGTTAGCAAAAACAAAAATGGAATTAGAAGAATTTAACAAATTAAACGGAGCAAAAATAGAATTAAGGAATGCTGAATCAAAAAACTTTGAATAATGACCATTGATGAAATAAATATTTTAAATTCAAAACTTAGAGAATTAACTAGGCTTTTACCAAATGATGAGTACATATGTAATTTATACGAATCAACACTAAAAGAAAAACATAAGTTAGAATCCGAAAGTTTAGATATTAGACCAACAAAAAAAGAATTAGCACTGTATCAAATTTCTTTAAATAGAAAATTAAAAGATAATGGTTTATTAAATGAGGATATTTTAGATTTCTTAAAGAATAGTTATAAACGAGATATTGATTTACAGAATAGAAAAATTCAATTATCTAGGGGTTTAAATTGGTACGAAATGAATAAATTACAAACCGAAGCGAACAACTTAATAAATACAATGATTTACGAACACTTTTTAAATAGTTACAATGACACTAGAAGAACTAATAAATGAACTTGATTTAACATCGAAATCTAGAAAGCGTGAAATTGTATACACTCGCCTAGTTTTATTTCAATATCTAAGAACACAAAAGTTAACGATGTATGCAATTGGTAATATCTTCAAAAAAGACCATAGTACAGTTATTTATGGATTGAAGCAATACGAAATGCTTGATAAGAACAAGAAACATTATCCAGACTTTGCACGAATCAAAGACGATGTATTAACGAAATTAGGATTAACGCCAAAGCTACAACCGAAAGCTGAAGTAAGCTACTTAGAAAAAAAAGTATTAGAGTGCAAAACGTATTTAGACCTACGAAACATTCAGGAAGAACTACAAAAAGCAATTTTAGAACGTGAAGAGGAAGAAATATTTACAACGTTTGATATTTAATTAACAAAAATGTTTATATTTGCATACACAAAACAAAAAATAAGAACATGAAAACAAAAGAAACATTCGAGGATTTAATTCCTAAGCCACAAACATTATGGTTTAAGTTGTGGAAAGCTAAACAAGAAATCGGTAAAGTATCTAAAGGTAAAGACAATCCATTCTTTAAGTCAAAATACGCTGATTTAAACGCACTTCTAGAAGCGACTGAACCAATCCTACTAAAATACGATTTGATAGTCTTACAACCGATAATAAATGGCTGTGTGTGTACTAGGATAATTGATATTGAAAGTGGCGATTATGTAGAAAGCAGTTTATTGCTTCCTGTAGTTACTGACCCTCAAAAACAAATCGCTGGTGTTACTTACTTCCGTAGAGCGACATTACAAAGTTTGTTAAGCCTTCAAGCAGTTGATGACGATGGAAACGAAATCGCAAAGACTGTTAAAAACACGAAGCCTACAATCACTACAGAACGATTTGAGAAAGCACTACAAGCAATTCAAGAAGGTAAAGCTAAAGTAAGTGATTTAGATAAATTCGAGCTTAGCGATGTTCAACAGTCAGCTTTAAAACTATTATAATGGAATTTAAGTATATTAGAAGATGGGTACAGAAGAAAATAGATTATTCTAACTCATATTTAAATAGACTTGAAATAAGTGGTATCTACTTTTTAATGAAAGACCATAAATGCGTTTATATTGGACAAAGCAAAAATATTTTTGTAAGGCTAAATAAACATAGATACTCAAAAGATTACGATTACTCTTTAATATATCAGTTAGACGCTAATAATTGGAGTTATATTGATAAGGTAGAAAAGAAACTTATAAGAGAATTACAACCGATTTTAAATATTAATCACAAATGAAAGATAAACTATTATTTAGAGCAAGTTCACTAGGAAAATTAATGACAGAATCTCGGAGTAAATCTGAGGTTTTGTCTGAAACTGCTAAAACTTATATTCAAGACTTATTTAAGGAGCGTGAATTAGGTATCTATAAAGAGTTTTCAAGCCGTTACACTGACAAAGGTATAGAGAATGAAGATGTCGCTATTCAAATGGCTTCAGAGGTATTAAATTGGGAGTTCGTAGTAAAGAACGAAACGAGATTTAACAACGAATGGTTAACGGGCGAGCCAGACATCTTAACGGATTCACTTTTAGCTGACATTAAATGCTCATGGAACGGTTCAACTTTTCCGATGTTCGACAAAGAATTAAAGAATAAAGATTACTTTTGGCAGATGCAAGCGTACATGATTCTAACAGGACACGAACAAGCGGAACTAGTTTACTGCCTTACAAATACACCTTTTCAAATCGTAGAAGATGAGGTACGTAGAACGCATTGGAAGTTGAATCTAATTGATGAAGATTTAGATGTGCGTGAAGCGGTTCAGGCATCGCATAACTTTGACCATTTGCCAGACTCACTACGAGTAAAACGTTTCATAATCAAACGAGATAACGAAGCAATTGAAAGAGTAAAGCAACGTGTAGAGGTAGCACGTGAATACTACGAATCTTTAAGAACGATTTTTTTTATAGCATAAATAATTTTTAACAACAAATAAATAAATAAAAATGAGTACACTTATCTCGGGTTCTATCGACCTAACAAAAATTGATAAAAGCAAGCTGAAAGATGGCAAGTATTTAAACGTTCAAATATCAATAAATGATACTACTGATAACTACGGAAACAACGTTGCAATCACTTTGAATCAAACCAAAGAAGAGCGTGAAGCAAAAGAGAAAAAGACGTATCTAGGAAACGCTAAAGTAGTCTGGACTGATGGAGTTATTAAGACCGCTGACAAAGTAGATGCGCCAAGTGTTAAAGTAGAAAACGATTTACCATTTTAGTATGATAGCAACTATTATTTTAATCTGTTTAGCAAGTGGTAGATTTTTCATTGATGCAGTAAATCATGGAAAAACAAAAGAAGCAAGTAATTACCATGCGTTTACAGGTCTTTGTGTAATGGTGGTTCAATTACTTTTATTCTACTACGCTGGACTATTTGACAAATTCTAACACAAACGGGAGTTGAAATACACTCCCTTAATTTAACTAACTATGGAATGCTACAAACTGATACTAGAAAAAAACGGAGTACTACTTAACTACGTATTCTCAGCAAAAGACGAAGCACAAAAGACTGAGAAGTTAAAAGCGTGGAAAGCTGAAAATATAACGCCATACGATAAGGTTAAACTGCTATTCTTGGGAACAATCGAAGAACAAGAAGCATTAATTTATAAAAATATTTTGCAGATTAAAAAAGATTAGTTATATTTGTAAACGGTTCGACTCTCACACCATAGAACCTAAAGGAATTTAGTTTGCCCTGTTAATGAAGTAGAAGTGAGAGCCTACGGATTTAACGGGGCTTTTTTATACACAAAATTATTATGGCAAAAATTATTTTAACAAATGGCGTTATAAACGTCGAAGAGAGTTATGAAGTTGTATTAAAAGCTATTCTTTACAGTAAGCGCAAGTGGATTGAACTTATAGAAATGGATAAAGCTATTAGACATTTTGATGATGCTATAGGTATTAAAGGTGATTACAGGATAATTGTTAACACTGATTTAATTCAATGCGTTAAACCATGAGTGGATGGATTAAACTTCACAGGTCTATACAAGACCATTGGCTTTATACTGAAAAACGTTCATTTAGCCGTTTTGAAGCATGGAACGACATTTTACTTACTGTGAACTATTCTGATGCTCAAACGTTCATAAAAGGCAAGTTGTACACTGTTAAACGTGGGGAGAGTATTTTATCTTTAGAAAGCTGGGGTAAGCGTTGGAGTTGGGATAAATCGAAGGTTAGACGTTTTCTAAATGTGTTACAAGTTGAGAACATGATTGAGTTAAAAAGCGACAACATAACGACACAGTTAATTGTCTGTAAATACGAGGATTACCAAGATTCAAGCAACGCAAAAAAAACGCAAACGAAACGCAAACGAAATTCAAACGACATTCAAACGACACCAATAAAAGAAGAAGAAGAAAATAAAGAAGAAAAAGAAGATAAAGTAAATAGGTTTCTCACATGGTTTAATTCAATGCTTTTAAAATACAAGGGTATTGAAGGTAAGTACAAATCTTTATCCAGTACTGACATAAACAACCTAGACAAAATTAAAGAACTACACTACACATCACAAGATTGGGAAATTGCTTTTAGATGTATGTTTAACAATCAATGGGTAAAAGAAAACAAGATGTACAAACCTTCACATTTCTTAAGATTGGATTCATTTCAAAAATATTTAAATGAGTACGAACCTGAAAAAATTAAAGCAGCATGGCAATAAAAGGATTTAAAGTTACAGAGCCTAGCGATGTACTTAAACAACTAAAAAACTACCGAGATAACTATCACGAGAGAGGTGCTTATTTAGGATTTGATAAGATAGATGCTTACTATTCGATGCAGTTGGGTGGGTGTACTGATTGGACTGGGTTTCCTATGAGTGGAAAAACTCAAGTGCTTATGGAGTTGCTTATGAATACTTCAATATTTTATGGATGGAAACATTTGATTTATTTTCCTGACGTTGGAAGCAATGTGGAGATTATAGCTGACTTTATCCACAAGAAAACTAGTAAATCATTTGACCCTAAAAAACCAAATACAATTACAGATGCTGACATCGAAAGAGAAATAGAATGGGTAACAAATCATTTTAAGGTACTTACTAAAGTAGACGTAAAGGCAAAGTTAACACCAATGGATTTTTGGGATATGGCAGCAGAGATTAAAAAAACGGATGGATTACATACGGCAAGTATTGACAGTTGGAAAGATATGAGCCACCCTTACGACCAATACGGTGGGTATGCAACTTACCTTGAGTTTTGTTTACCGTATAGAAATCACATTGCAGAAGAAAATAATTTACATTTGCATACGATTATACACCCTAAACTAACTGAAAAGGTAAACGGAGTTAGAACACCCCCAAGCCCATACGATTTAAAAGGTGGTAGTGAGTGGTTTAATAGTGGTAAATCAATGATTACAATTCATAGACCAGACGTAATGCACAATTTAGTTGAGATTCATTTTAATAAGATTAAGCCACGCTCAATCGGTCAGATAGGAAAGTGTGAATTATTTTTTGATATAAGCACTTTAACGTATTACGATATTGACGTTGTAAGCCCGAATGAACATAAGCATATTTACGCAAGCAAAAAAGGCGATATAAAGACCAAAAATATATTACCTTTGGAATTACAAGAATTTTACAAACCACTAGAAGCAAACAAAGAATTTGACGATGGACTACCATTTTAAACACGAACTATGAAACATAAAAGCACAGCATTAAGTCTAACACTAGCACGAATCAATTTAGGATTAGTAATTAACAAACTTATCGTAAGACAGAAACACAAAAGTACTAGTGAACAACAGAAGGAAGGAATCTTAGTAATGTTGAATGACCTTGAACAAGTGCGTATAACTTTGGTAGAAAGTTCAAAAGAAAATGAAAAACTTTACGGAATTTTGAGTAAATTACATACTGAAAACTTAACGCTGAAAAAGCAAATATTAGAATTAACAACAAAAGAAAATAACATTGAATTATGAAAGATGAAATTTGGAAAGACGTAAAAGGATATGAAGGATTATATCAAATTAGTTCTTATGGTATTGTAAAAAGTTTACCGAGAGAATGGTATGCTCATGGTGTTAGACATAGTCATAATGGAAAAATAATGAAACATAGCAAGGTAAATGATTACAATTTGTACACATTGTATAAAGATAAAAAAGCAAAAAGATATCTTGCACATCAATTAGTAGCAATGTCTTTTTTAAATCATGCACCTTGTAATAAT